GGTATCCCCTGAACATGGTCAATCCTTACCTTTATTGATAGGAATCCAGACGGTACTAACCTGTAATAATACCACTTAGAACTATTAGCAACACTGACAGGAAACTCATTTACTCTTGATGGAGCATTCCATGAGATTATACCAGTTCTGCTTAAAGTTCTTCCATTTACCGAAGTTCCATCTTCAATACTCCCGACTGATGTCCATTCACTACCATTCCAGTATTGGACAGAAAGACTTCGAACATATTCATTAACAGAAGTTCCCCCCATAAATATTTTTATGGCAGATACCCTTTCATTAAAACCGAATGCCAGCCAGCCCGATGATGTAAGGCCGCCGATTGAGACATACGTATCATCAATGTTGGCATTGTAATCTAACGCATATACGTTTGGTGTATAATCAGTTGATTTGCCAAGAAGCCTTCTTATACACGAATATACCTGTCTCGGCGTACCGTCCCATATATCCACTAGCTCTTGAGGCGGAGCGTAAACAGTAACTTCTTTTAGTTTAGTGGTCGCATCAATCCCATAGAAAACGAAGTAGTAAAAGTAGGCAATATTTTCTTCGATAACTTTCACTTTAGCGGTATCAACAGTACTACTAAAAGTAATAGAGCCTGTCTTGGCTAGTGGTTTCCCCGCAGTTGCGGTACCATCCACTAATGAACTTAACAAGACCCACGCAGACCCGTCCCAATAATATCCAACTACAGTTCCCGTAGTAGTGTTAGCTGTATCCACATAATATTTTACACCAGAAATTGGGCGGGTAGAGCCAACATAAACATGGGAACCATATTCGTCAGTATAAGCGGTAATAGGTATTTGGAACGGCTCAGTATGGATTATCGTAGAATTGAACCTAAACTCATCCATATATCCCGCAAAGTAAGTAGTTTCATCATATCCTAAAGTAAAATTTTCTGAATATAACACCGCCCTGTTATTATTTTCTTCATCTATATCATATAACGTAGCAAGCCCTGATGTCCCCGCATATAAATACCAAACATCTCCATCTTCGGCTACCTCAAAATAAGTCCATGTATTAAGGGCGACAACGCCATCGGGAGTGGTAAGCTCCACAACTTTGTCTCCCGTGTCATAAATGACAAAAGAAATCGCTCCACCAGTTGTCACGAACAATTTTACATAGTTATCAGCATCTGTTTTCCAAAACCATATTGGTCTTTCCGTAGCCAATGAGGTAACATAAATACGTCCATCGAAAGTCCACTGCCCACCAGACATATCGAAATCAGCATCAGATGCTCGGTAAACATATTGGGAACTTCCATTGAGGGCTAAAGCCTTTTCGAAAAGTCCAGTAGTATAAGTCGGCGTCCCCACCCCAGTAAGCGTTTTTGCCTTGCCAGATGAATCATTCAAATTATCGTCAAACTTCCATAATCCTTCCGTAGTGGGCAGAAGACCAGACAAAACCCGTGAAAGCGTAAATACATTATCCGCATTGGTTATATTGTTATTAGCCTGAACTGTATAATCGTAACTGAAACTTCCGCCAGGGTCGAAATTGATAAATTTCCCGCACCTGTATTCTTCGCCTGACCATATATAATTACCTATCCCATTACAATAAACTATGCTCTGGTCGGGTGCTTCCGTGAAATAAACTGTATTATCTGAGGTTAACGTATGGAATAGCGAAAAGGTGGTCTCCTCAGGAACTGAGGCATCACTCCCGTCACTTTTGTAAATAGCGGACGTTTTATCCGCAGGGTTTGTTACCTGAATGAATATATGACTCTCTGTATTAGGCGCGGCTTTCTTAAAGAAAAAACCATTCTGGACTTTTAATTTAGGTAAGACAGTAGCGTTTATTTTTGTCATACCGCCGCTAATAGCTTCAATCCCGCCATCGTTATATCTCAGGTTTTCTAATACCTGAAAATGGCTATCAGGAAGTAAAGTACCATCCAATTTGGTAATCAACCGCCCATTCAAAGGAAAATTAAAAGGCGTCAGACTTTTATCTCTATCAGCCATTAACGCATACTCCTGTCAAAAAAGGTGCGCTTTTTCATATTCACCCGCCACTTGTGCCTGTCAGGTCGGGTGTCTTCATTCGCCTTCGCTTTTCGCAAAAACATTTCCCAATACTTATACCATGAATCACCAAAATTCGGCTCCCTATCTCTATACTTGTAGAGCCACGCCGCATAATGAAGCACCGCAGGCATATAAACAGCAGGGAACCTGTAACTCCCGTAAGCTGTATAAACTGGGTCTGGCTTTTGAATGTAAGGAAGTGTAGCAGTATGTCCAGCCGTATCAGGATAGGCATTGAACTTTATTTGCTTTCTGGATTGGGGCGTAATAATAAACGCATCATCGCTTGTCCAGTCATTGTCAGTCCCACCAAACATGGCAGTCTTTAGATGGGTAGCGTCTATTACCTCGATAACAACTCCATCACTACCGTCAGTCGTATTATGTATTTGGTCTCCTACTGATACTTTGCTGGCGATAAATGTTGACGTAGAAGACGTAAGAATAGTGTATCCATTAGTTAAAGCGCCAACCGCCGAAGCTGTCCCTGTAACAATGCTGGGCGTATCTCCATCGATTATCGCAAAGTTATCAGGTATAGTCTTCCCTTCCGTAGGATTGTCTATCCACATAGAAGCAATATCCCTGTAAGTCAGGAATGTATAATTAGCACCATCATAGTATTTGATAACAAACTCATTGGTTGAATTGCGCAAATACAATGAAAGATAATCTACTGGTAAGTCATAATCAGCCGTACCAGCAACAGTTGTTAAAGTTGTTTCTGCCGTAAGGAGCCTTGTTTCAATAACAAACTGACACGCCGCCTGATATATGTAATCAAACGATGTCCGTGTATCAAGGAACGAAGAAGTTTCTCCTTCCTGCAATAAGTTTCTTAATTGGTAAAGATACTGCTTCCCGTCCATACCTTATTCTCCTAATCCCTGCGCAACACCTCCGTATTGCTGTTTTCATCCAAGACCCTACTGGAAAGTTTCCACATCTTTTCCGCTTGTGTTCTTGATACCTTCCCATCTATCGGAGTAACATTACTTGCCTTAGCAAGCTTCATCATTTCACCTGTCAGCTTTATAGACGGAACTTCAGACCGCCGCACTTCTTCATGCACATCCGCCAAGCCTTTCTTCATATCAGAACGGGTAAACATCTTGGCCGCAATCTCTTTTCCTAAGTCTTTTCGGGCTTTTGCAAGGAAGTCTTTTGTCCTGGCATCAAGCTTGGGCATACTTTCTTCAACTTCATCCATTCTCTTTTGAAGTTTTTTCAACCTCTCTTTTGCCTCACTAAGCTTGGTATCCTTAATTCTGCCAGATTTAATTTCAAATTCAGCCATTCTAATATCTTCCGAAAGCTCGTCAAGCATCTGCCTATTGTACCAGATAGGCATTTCCGATGCTATCCTCTTTTGTCCATCCTTCCCTACTACCATGTCGCTTTCAGAAAAAAAACTGATTTCGCTACTTTGCTCTTCCATGAAAAATTACTCCTTTCTATTTTTGCTTTATATCGTATCCATAGACTAAGCCATCTACTGTCTTCATTATTGTTGACTTGCCATGAACAGTAATCTTTTTCCCCAATCCTTTTACATAGCCGCACCAGAAATCGGCACCGCACTTTATTTTATAATAATCAGATGTCGCATCCATAGCACATCCATACTCATTATCCCATTCGGAAAATTTGTTAAACCCATAATAAATCTCCTTACATTAGTGACGCTGCCCTGTCTTATTCCCGAACATTATCGGGGTTATCTCCCATGCACCGCCCAGAAGAACCACACCTCCGCTTACACTTTATTCAGCAGGGGGGCTTTAGGAGTTACCCCCCTACCTACTTGTCTATGTATGTACCACGCTTTTTGCCCCTAAGAGCAATTCTTTGTGGTAACCCAAATTCCTTGCGCTTTTTAAACAGCGCCGACCTGCCAATATTTAAAACCTTACACGCCTCGTCTAGACTATTATACGTATTCAACACTTCTTCAATACGCTCTTTAGTAATAGGCTTTAAAGGTTTATGGTTCGTTCTATTAGCAGCGCAAGCACGGCACCATAATTTTTCCTCGCTGACAATCTGGTCACGAATACGTATATCTTTTAAATCCATTCCACACTTATTGCATAACCAGTTAGCATCTTCTTTTACTTTTTGGCGGTAAAGATATTCCTGCGAAGATAATGAACAGAAAGTTTTCTTTGGTCTTAACGCCTGCATTCTCGCCCGAATTGATAATCTCTGTGCATATTCGCCAGATGATAAAGGGTTACAACCATCATTGTTTTCACGCACCAAATGCGTAGCTTCTAATCCCAATTCAATCTCCTGTTTTTTACAGAAACAAAGGTCTTTCATTCGCTCTAGGAACGGAAGAATTTCGTTTTTGCTACTTAACCGCCAATGATAACATTCAGAAAACTTCATGTGTTTCTTATGAACATTACCACCAAACTTTTGTTGTATGAGATATAATACAGCTGGATTTTTCTGTGTTATTGTAACTGTACACCGTCCGCCCGCATTAATCATCACACAACCTTCACCGTCAAAGAAACCTGCTATATACTCGTCCGTAAGCATATCATACCTCCCTATCGTTAAGTATAATATACTTACGGGTTGAGTAATTGGCAACAACTAATTGTCAAAGAACGCTATGTATCCGATATTATTTAGGATACCGCCATTCCATATATAAACCTCCAGTCCGTAAATCCATAGCCGAAGCGAGCATAAACCGCCTGTTTAAACATCATGGAATCAAAATCTTTCTCCGTAGTAATATCGGGGTCAATTCTGTTAATCCACAACAGATATTCTTTCATCTGTTTGCTATCAACCATGAACCAGTTATTGGTATCATAATCGTCTAGACGTGGATACGGAATTATCGTCCACCTATTGTACTGGGGATTGATTTTTCCATCCGCCGAATCAGGGTCACGGTCAGAGGAAGCTCCAGTCTCATTTCTACCTACGGCTTCGCAGGCTGCATCATACAGGGAATCAGGAACGATAAGCGTGTCAGGTTCAATAACGATACGCTGACCGATTTCATTCCTGAATCTTTTCATAAGCACCCTGGTTGCACCTATCGCAGTTTTGCTCAATGCAGTTGTACCCGCATTAGAGAAACCAGTAGCAGTAGAAGCTCCACTCTTGGTTGTATGCGAAGATGAACACAGGGCAGTTCCCTCTTCACTCGTAGAAAAGGTCAATGCGGAACTAAAGGCATAAGCGAAAGCCTGGGCGCCGTATTTCTCTTTCACACGATAGAGAGAATTTATCAGACCATTCTGACGTGTTTTTATAACGTCATAGCGGTCATCGTCTAACAGTTTACGTTCAATCTGAATACCACCAGCAAACTCTTTCGGTTCGATTCTGGTGTAATATTGCGGAGCAACACTCAGGTATTCAAGCAGTCCATTGAACGCAGGAATATCAGGAACTGCGCCAACACCATAGAACTCTTCCCATGCTTTGTCGGATTTTATTACGCCGAAAAGCTTGTCAACCATAGAAGGCAGCTCTTGGAAAGAATCCACATACACTTTGCGGAGCCTGTCATCAAGCAGTCGCATAAATTGTGAGCTAGTAAGAGGATTTCCCATAATTCATACCTCCTATTAAGTTGTCAATCTGGCTGTATTGGTCGGAGAAAGCGCATCACTCAAGAAATGAAAGATGCAGTATTCCGTACCAGGTTCACCAGTAAGGTTAATGTCTAGCACGTTAATTACATAGTAATCAGAGGTTAATTCTGCGGTATTATCAATCCACAGCCCATAAGTCGTATCGGTATTCATACGGCAAATACCCTGCTTTACATTAACAGATTTCGCCTTATCACCAACACTAGGCGTATAAGGGAATGCTCTCGTATTAGTCGTAACTGTCGTACCAGTATCAGTACGCACACGATAAATACCTGCATTCGCTCCGCTTGTATAGCAAAGAGTCGAGTTCTGCGCCACGCCAGTAAAACCAAATGATTCGGCAAATGTTGCACCAGTAGTAGATAAATCACTGACAGCAGTTGTTTCCGTAATAACCGTAGTACCTACAGTAGCACTACCTCTAAAATAACCCTTCAAAACGGTCTCAGGGGTAATTCTCGCAACCTGAACTAATGGCTGCGGGTCTCCCTTACCGTACATCCCGCCCTCTACAAGACGCCAATCTCTCGCTAACTGACCATCCGCCGTATTAACACCAGTAATGATTTGCTTTTTAATAAGAGCAGTAGCCAGTGTTGAATATGTAGGTGTAGCATTGTTGTCGCCAACAACAATACCAAACGGTACATGGAAATTCGTAGCATCACCAGCGCCTGACGCAGCAGGCATTACGATAACACCGCCAGTATCGGTAGGCGTCCTATGTCCATAGTACACCATCATTCCATGAGCAAGAGTTGCAGTCCCGTTTACAGGAACCCAAATAGGCTTCTGAGGGCTATATACTACCTCAAATCCCAAACTCATAATATTATCTCCTTATCAACTACGGTAAGTTCTTTGTCCCACAAAATGGGCAGCCGCCTATCGCAACTGGTTTTCTCGGCAAATAATAATCCGTTATCGGTTCACTATCCGCCCCATTCTGTATTACACCACCTACCGTACTAAATGTATCCAAATATAATTGTACCAATTTCGGGTCGCCTGATGATACTGGACTCATGGGGATGTCAGAAAACTCTCTATGCACGATACCGCTTCCAGTTCCCGTAGAAACTTTCGTAATATCGAGATGAAAGCCACAATTCCAACAACGTAGCCACTTACCACCATCTTCAAAAGACCCCTTCACTCGTCTTGAAGGTTTTTTTCTGCTTAAACGACTCATTCTTTTCTTGCCAGCGATTTTTGAACCCATTCAGAGTTTGTATCTTCACCCAAAGCACGTAGAAACTTTTCAGCATAAGGGTCTAACTTAACCTGTGGTTTCTGTGCCTGACTAACCTGTGAAGTAGTTGACAACCCTGTGGGCTGATGAACTCCGCCTTTTACATTAGCCTGTGGCGCCTGCCCCCCTACAAGCTTCATTTTTAGAAGCTTATTTTCTGCCTTCAGATAATTCCGCCCAGCATCTGCAACAGGGTCAGTATGACCACTATAGGTCGGATACTCATCAACATTGGTAAACAATTCGGCTTCAATATCTGCGTGTAAATCTGGGTTAATATAACTCATAGATTTTACGCTATGAATATACCGATTTGCGTACTCATTCCGCTGCCTACTCATCTTGGCTTCCTTCCATTGATTATAGCGTTCTAAATCTTCTGGAGTGGATATGTAATCTACGGGGGGTGCATCCTCTATGGGTTGCTCCATTGCCCTGGTACCATCCTGTCTTGTAGCCAACATCGAAGTAAGTTCGGATATAGTCTGTTTTAAGCCACTTATCTCTTGCTCAAAGGACGCAACTTTACGACCAAGCCTTGAACGCTCTCGCTGTTCTTCAAGGGAGTCATCCTGATGCTCTTGAGGGAGACCTTCTAAACCTTCATCATTCGCTGATAAATCCTGAACTTCTTCAGACGAAGTAAAATCATCATTGCCGCCTTCAGACGGGGATTGATTTTCTAAGGTCTGTTTCTCGCTCATACTTTATCTCCTTTCGTATTTGTTTTTATTTCCTTAATTGCTTCATGATAGATATTGATTTTTTCACTATACCTAAGAAGCAATTTACGAACTACTTTGTATTCCATCCTCTCTTCTTCTGTCGCCTCAAACGCCGCTATCTTATCAAGCAGGCGTTCATGTTCTACTATCAAGTCTGATAAAAATTCCCTGCCGAACTCCGTGTCTTTAGCATCAATAAAGCCCTTCAGCTTTCCTAACAAAGACAGGGTACGCTCACCACGTTTCCTGTATTTCTCAAGAAAACTATCTACTTCTTCTTTCGCTAAAACTGTCATAGACCAGACCCCTCTCTTGCCTGTTGTTCCAGTCCACCTACAGGCACACCATACTGGTTACTAGTCTGTATTGGCTCCTGGTCGGCAATCTGCTCTCCCTGTGGCTCATCTTTATTTATACCCATTTCAATAATCTTTCTCAACAACGGAACTACTGTCTGTTGCTCCTGCCCCAAAAGCTCAAACTGCATTTCAAGAAGTTTTATAATTACAAAGATTGTACCAGGCATAATCTTGACTAAACCAGATAATCTTCCTATAATCTGGTCTATATTTCGCACCTTCTGGGCTTTGTTGTATTCTACTTCTATATTGGAACTTACAGGCTGGTAATGATAATCCGCTTCAGGGTCAAAGAACTGTGCATTTTCTCCCATAATAGCTATGGCAGTTTTGGGGTGCATAAATTGATAGCCCATCTGTAACATTACCCAATAGAACTCTACTAAGAAAGTGTATTCAAAAGTGAGTGCTTTGTAATTAGACCTTAAACTGTTTTGATTGGATGCACCCTGTACCGCCGTTGCCGTGGTGGTTGCCATTCTTGGAAGGTCGCCCATTGTAGTTGGATAAACTGAGCTGACCTGTTGCATTTTCCCTATCAACATTTGCGCCTGCATAAGAGCGCCCTGGATATTATCGCTGATTCTAAATTCTGTTATATCATCAGGATTGTCTACCATCATCATATGTTCTGGTTCAAAATAAATGGAATCATTATCTTCCATTGCATGGCGGCGGACTTTTAATGTCGGCATTGTAGCTAATTTAACACGGTCATTGGACAAATTAAGCGTATCATTAATAGCTACTTGTAATTCCCTGGCATATTTCCCGTCGCTCATGCCAACATCTTTGGTTGCATGAATATAATTCAGACCCCTGATTATCGGTCTGAAAGGGACATTTTTAGAAGTTCTAAATGGTGTTGGCTGAAATCTGATTAAAGTGGAAGTATTACCATAAATAGCTACGGTAACGATAGACTCTACAAGTTCAGCACTCTCGTCTATTTCGCCTCTATCATTATATGCTGGCTTCATTTTTACAGGGTAGCCATCTTCATCTCTTTCTTCAACAATCGCCCATATCAATCCGAATCTTTCAAGGATGTCGAAGCGTTTTAATTGGGATTTATCTTTCTCTCTTTCCTGCCCCCTAGCAAGTTTGTTTGACTGGGTATCTTCACCTACTGATATTTTCTTTAATTCGTCTAGATTAATATACCCGTTGTCGGCAGAACTGGCAACTAATTGCTCGTAAGACATTTCAGCCCTGATTATTACCCATTCCTTTTCCTGAACTGAATAAACGTAACTGCTATCAGTAAAAACATTTCTTGGGTCAGGTACTTCATAATGAAATCTATCTTCCTCTACGATTTCTTCAATGCGTGGAACAATCTTAGTAGCATATACAGGCCTGCCATCTTCTTCATACCCAGCCAATACTTTTTGTGGTTCGAAGACTTCCTTCTGCCGTATCCTCTGTTTCCATGAGCATACCGCATAAACGCAGCCATAAGTGCTATTGATAGAACGGGCTTTCATGTATTTTTGGTAATGATACATCTTACGAACATTAAGCATTGAATTTATAAAGCTTTTTGCTGCAAAAGCCTTTTTCTTGCTTAGTTCTGTTTCACCGTCTAAATAGACATCAACAAAGTCTCTTGAGGGGAAATACTGATTAGCCCATTGGGATGCCTCCGTATTATAAATAGAAGCATATTCCGGGATACTAATATCAGATAGCCACTCATAGTCCTTTTCGGTGCGCTCACATTCAAGGATGTCAATTACTTTCTCAAAATCATCAAAGCTATTTTTCTGGTTTCTTTTGGCTGTCTGGAACTCCTCAACTATCTGCCCTGTGACCTTAGCTTCGATTGATTCCCCGAATTGTAAGTCTCTTGCCTTTTTCTTTGCCATATTAATGTCCTATCTTAGGATGAATGATACACGATTTATTAATTTAATCAAGTTCTTTTTGCAACGAGGGCATTTTATTTTGTCATCAGTCTTAGCTAAAGGAACCATGACCTCATACTTCTTTAGGCATTTTTTGCAATAATAATCAAATAACGGAATGATAGACTCCTTTCTAAAAATAGGTTTTTCTCTTTAGTGGCTTACCAGTAACAACTCCCCACCTTGCATTTGAAATCATAGGGTTTTTTAACATCGATTCCACAGTGATAGGAAAGTGCGACCACTTACGTTGCGCCGCCTCTTTCGGGTCATTACGGCTCAACATCTCTCTCGAACCCCATTCCTCTAATCTCCAGTTTTTCATGGCATCAATAAGATGAGTGCAATTATCAGTTATCCATATAGTCGGCAATATGGTAGTTCGCTGCATATCCCCTTCGCCTGTGATAACTTTGTTATTGAATGGTTTGCCTACTTTCAAGGAATTGAGGAGCCGCTTCGTCATCTCCTCTCTGCCCCTTCCGCCTTTAGTATCCCATCCTTGCCAATACCCACCAGTTCCCACACCGTCTTTTTTGAACTGGATAAAAAATCTATTCATATCTTCTACTGTGGTTAAGTTAGTATTAACCTGTTTGCTGTTTGCCAATGGGTCAATTAAGTTTAACAGATATTTATAATTTCCACTTCTTTGAGCAATATTCAGGGCTATATCATAGGTTATCATACGCTGCGGACTTGCTGAGTAATCGCACCAGATAAAGATTTCATCCTGCGGAGAAACAGAAAGCCATACACACGCCCACGGATTTGACGTATGGTAATCTATCCCCCTAAAATGCTTCCAGTATTCAGGGACGCCATGAGGAAAATATTCCTCTTGTCTTATAACATGGATTTTCTGCGTAAATGATTTATAAATTTTACCAGATAATTGCCTGAATAAACCATAGCGCCTTGCGTCTACAACATCTTCATCATCATACATATCAAACATGGAGTCTATGTATTCTTTAGCCGTAACAGGTTTACCTACCATTTCAGACCGTCTCTTGGCTAAATCCTCATAAATAGGATTATCATCAGTAGCAGCCATAATAACGCATATATCGTCCTTACTGGTTGTTATTTCGCATTCAGGGAGTGTTTCTCCTGTGCGCTGAAATATTCTATCTCTGACGGTTTTTGTTCTGTATATATACTTTGCTCTTTCATACAATTCATCAAATTCCCAGCCGATAGCACCAGGGACTGGGGTAAAGGTAAACAGTATATCCCCATCAGCAGCCAGTAGGCGGGGGATTTGTTCATCAAAAAAATCCCTATTGCATTCTTCATCAATCCAGGTTCTTCTGCGTTGTACGCCAGCACCAGCCTGAACATCCTGAGAGAATGAAACATACTCTATATTAACATTCTTACCCGTAGGAACTTTTACTGTCATTACTGGCTTTCTTGCTGTTATTTCTTTCTCTATAAGTGTAGACGGGAATCTTCGTTTAAAAGCCGGATATTGCGTATTCCTTACCTCGTCTTCCTCTTTTTCCCCTGGAAGAGTTTGGGACGCAAACCGCAAAGTTCTTACTGAATCTGAATCTGTAATGTTTTTATTTTTATTGGGGTGCCAGCCTAAAATAGAAAAGATATAATCCATTACTGCAGTCTCATTCTTTCCGAATTGATTGCCCGTAAAAAGGCAAGTAATTTTACACGGACTGTTTAACAGCCAATGCAATACCTGCGTCGGTTTATAGGAAAAGAAGCCAGCCCAGCTATTATAATCTTCAGCGCCCTGCTGCATTAAATCTCCTACCTTCCGTATAACTTTATTAAGTAATCAATGTCTATTATTGAATAATGATGATTAGCATCTTTCAACTTCAATATTCTGGAATTGTCCCCTTTTACATATGCCGTATGAACCCAACCATGAGGAAAAAATTCTGCTATCAGTTCTCGGAAAGGCAAATTATCATAAACAAAACACAATACCTGCATCAGAGTCACAGACGCTACCAACGGCTTTTTATCCACCGCCCTACCTGTTAAATGATGAGAAGTATCGCTTGATTTAACTGCGGTATTCAGTTGCGGACACCTGAACCATGAACTAGCCCTCAAGCGACCAAATTTATTTCTAATAGGTTGAAGAATTACCCTAGCCGTTTCCTCGGCGTTCTTCCATTGTTCTTCGTTTGGAGTGTTGTCAATACCAAGCCGAGTAGCTTCATAAGATTCGATGACTTCCTTATACTGGAAATTTGGCGCACCAGGCATCTTAGCATTTAAATCCCTTAAGCTCATCTTTCCCTCCTGTTCTTCTTATGCACTTCTCTTTTTGTTTCTTTCAACACAAATGGCGGTTTGCGCCGCTAAATCCTTTTCGAGTCTATTTATTCTGCCATTTTGAACACCTACCTTATCAGCGAGTTTATCTATTGAGTGTTTAAAGTCAATATTTACCTGTTTAATATCAGAGTAAGATTGTGCATAAAACAACCTATTAGCTTCTATTCTCTCTTTTATATCCCTTGATGTCAGTTCTGCCTTGTCGGCAATAGCCTTAGCGGTGCGCTCCGCCCTGTCAGCAACGACTTCAACTATCCTTCTTACTTCGTCCCTGTCCTTTATTCTATATTTTTCCGCTAATGCCCTATCTTCTTTCCTATCGGCTTCGACCCTGTTCATCCACCGCACAAAGAAAAACACCACAAGCCCAAGCAAAGAGCCATTTACAATTACCCCACTAATTACAATACCATCCACCATAACCTCCTAGTGAGTTGAAAGCCAGTCCAAAATCTTCTGTTTGTTGTTCTTATACACCACTATCAAGATAGCGATAATTCCGCTTGCACCGATAAATAAACCACCCAAAAAACCTTTTAAAAACGCCCCTACAATGTCCATAATCATTCCTCCATCCATTTTTTTATTTTTGCTTTATCCGCTTCAGCTTCCTGAAACGCTTTCCTATACAAATCACCACGCAACCAAAGATAATTAATCAATTCGCCTGTTGTCAACTTACCAGGATATTCGAGCAGTTCAGGTTCTTTTATTTCCTGAACAAAACTCGCAGGCGGATATACCTTAACAACTTCAGTTTTTATTATCGGCTTGCCCACGCAGCCAGTCAATAAAATGGCCAGGCACAGGGCTATCAAGCCAATCAGCAACTTCTTCATGCTTTCTCAATTCGGCAATTTCTTTGTTTCTTTGTTCAAGTTCTTTTCTGAATGTTTCTTCCATCTGTTTTTGTTCTTTTATTCTTTCGCTTAGCAGTCTTTCTGTTTTGGCTTTTTCTCTTATCAGTTCTTTTACAGCTTCTTCGTTGGCTAGATTTGCGGCGTGAGCCACTTCATATTGTAATTTGAAAAAGTCACGTTCATATTTCGCACTTTTTGCATATAGCGAAAGCCCTGCGATTACCGCAAGCAAAACCGCCGTGCTAATAAGAAAATATTTGGTCAATTTTTTTCCTCGTCTTTTCTTTTATGCCATTGGTAAAATCCAAAGCCGACAGCCAGAAGCCCTATAACACCTAGAATCACCTGTGCTGTATGCTGTGGAATATCAGGTGGGTCAATAAATGCCCACGTAACAAACACGGTAATCAACAGCATTATCCAAGCAAGTATTAATCTTCTGAATCGTCTATTTTTATCAAAGTCAATCATAATTACCTCATAAAGAACATAAGCCAAGCATTGTTTTCTTCCATGTTTTTTTCCGTATAATCAATAACTATCCAGAGTTGGGAGCACAGACCTCTTGAGCTACTTTTATCCACCTCATAATAATACAAGGCAACGCCGATTTGAAGAGCATTAATATCATCTATTGTCCATGCCGCCGATGTCTTCTGATTTGTCGTCTGTTCCCAAGAAAACTCACTATATGAGGTTGTCTCCGCTAATGATGAACTGTAATATGTTGAGCCACCACTTTTGTAAGCGAACTTGCAATCACCAGTTGAAATACCGTAATCACGTCTGGCAAACCGTCCATAAAAAGTAACTTTATTAATTGTTGAACCCGCCGGAATTGCCGTTGAGGGTATATTATAAAGGTCAACAGAAGGACTACTAACACCCTTAACATAATCAGCATCATTTGCGGTTTCTTCATTAATCAGTTGATAGTTATTAGTGTAGTCGTAATCAGACCCATAACATTGTGATAAATCACCATTATCATTCGGGCGTAAAGTTTCGGTAGCCATTATTTCCACCCCACGTCAAAAGGCAGTTCTTTGTAATTAGCTGTATCAGGTTGAAAGCCATGTCCAGGAGGACAAGCCTGACATGGTGTTCTCCCAGTGAACCGGTCAAATGATATTTTGTATATTTTATCATCTAGCAAAGGAGTAAATGTATTGATACAGGCTTTTTCCTTATAATATACTTTACACGGTGGGTCTTTATCATATCCCACACATAAGTCACATTCACCCTTAATGGGACGACATTCTTTAAATACTTTAAAATTCATATCATTATTAAATTCCATAAAGCTTTCAAATGCTGATGGGTCTGCTCCTTTTCCAAAACCAAGTTTATAAAGTCCATTGTGCATCTTCTCCGTTGCCTTTTCACGGTCTTGGTATTTTTCTTTCGCTAACGCAATATCAGTCTTTTTCGCCGTCACTTTGCTTAGTGTGTCAGCTTCACGGTAAGAAGCCGCAACGCTACGATAGTCGTCCACCACTTTTCTTCCCGCCAGTAATCTGTCAATGTCTTTTTGCGTCATTTATGCCTCCGAACCTGCATATACACAACTCCATTTAGAACGATAAAGAAACAATACCGCAAGTTCCTTGCTCTCAACTGTAGTCGTTGGAAGTGCCTCAAGATAACTCTCAAAAGAAGTTCCCCATTCGATAGCTCTTGCCGTTCCATCATCCTTAAATCTAAACAGTATCATATCCCCTGCTACTGGCGTCCCACTTAAATTTGTGGACATATTGGTAATGTCTGTATCGAGTGCAAGAATAGTTGCTATATCCGCATTGTCAGTGTTTAAAGTAGGCGTGGCATGAGAAGTAACCGCAACCGTTCTTTTAGTAATTCTTTTATTGGTAAAAGTCCCTGTCCACGTCGAAACTTCTTCCCGAATATAATCCCGTATGGTGTTGTAAGAAATTTTCTTTTTACCAAATGCAGGAGAGCTTGCACTGTCTTCGATTAAGAATATGTCATTAAGGGCGGGAGCTGCTTTGTCAGAAAGAGTAGAAATTTCAGCTTCTTCACTCAAATGAACTGCATCTTCATCACTGCCCTCTTCAGTAGATAAAACCCCTTCAGATACCCCCAAACCACTTCCTACTTTCACACCTCCGAGTGTATCTGTAGAAGCAGTGGGAAGGTTGTAGTTATTAGCACCATCCTCTACATTAATAATTGTCTGTAGGTCTGCTTTTGATAGCGCAACAATCTCACCAGTAGCTTTTCTTCCGATTAACTGTGATGCAGCTAGTTCAACCGCAACGGGAGTACCTGCCGTATCAGCGGCAAGAATTGAATGGGCGGCATAATCATCTTTCGTTAATAAATCAGTTAGTGCAACCCCAGAATCTTCTACCGAAAGACCACTTGTATCATTAAACATCGGTAGATTGCCAGATGTAGAGGTTCCCGCCGTATTTAATACAGCAGCCGCCGCAACCTCTGACGCATCCATCAAAATTACATTATCCCAAGTTTGAGAAGTATAGTTTGATTTTGATAATACTATTTTGAACTTCTGTGTTCTTGCGTAGTCGCCGTCATCTACGTAAAAAGAAAACGAACCGTCAGTTCCAGACTCAACTGAGTTTACCGCCGTTCCGCCACTAGCCGTCGCATAAATATTGGCAACTGTCGTAGTTCCAGCCTCATAAACACTTATCGTGGCGCCTGCTATCACGTTTCCAGCGCCATCTCTTGCAACGCCCTGTTTTATAAATCTTGCCATATTGTCTCCTAAACTTTAGTAGCAACTGTCGCAACAGGTATTACATAAACACTAGCGTTCTCGTTCTGCCCCGCATTTACCGCCCTACTGTTTTTTTGTAAATGTAACTTCGACGCATCTTGTTTTTTTTTCTTGCATTGTTGTCACCGTAAAATCCACCGTACATATATCCTCCTTAAAACCAAAATCCAAATCGTTCTATTACGCCTCTCCATACTTTGCAAGCGAATTTGCCTTTCTTGTATTATCAAAAATAAAAGTTGTTTCTGGCAAAGTCTCTTGGGAAAAATCAAGGAGCGCCTGCTTTATAGTAGTGTCAATAATATCTCTTTCGATTCCCTTTTTCGCAAGCCATGCTTCAACCCCAGCGAGATTCCATAACGGATTAATTGCTTGATACTTTTCGTTTAATTCTTTTATAGTAATCATTATGTCAACCTCAATCTGGTGGTAGTTGTCGAGTCATCTTGTAATGTTGTGGTCAATAACGGAGTAATTGAATCATCAGCATACAGCGTTACCGCACCCGTAGCATTCGTGACAGTCATCTTATTTCTCAAAATGTCTTCAATGAGTTTTGCTACTGCTGTAACATCCCCCGCCGTCTGCGCCGTGCCCGCAACCTTTTCCACGCTTACATTAACTACTTCCGTATCACTTATTATTTCTATCTTTCCCTTACCTATAGCAGTATCTGCTGATAAATTAGGAGAACCGCCAACTTGCTTATAAACTACAACCGTATAATCATCGTCAGCCCACGCTGTGCGGCTTTCTGATAATTCATATAGTCCTTTTATGGTAGCATCTTCAGTTAATGAAATATACGGGTCAGCGGGTGCACTTGCAAAAGTACCGTCAGCATTATTAAGCAGATATGAATTTGAATCTTTACGAATAATACAATAAACTGTTAATCCAGTTTCATTCCATATATGAGTTATTTTTTTAACATTTGCCATATTAACCCTCTAAAAGTTTTTTTGCCTCGTCTAGCGTTATGTCAAGGTCGTATCTGTCCCACAATAACCACGCCATGTTGTCTATATCTGCACCGTATTCAATCTGTTTACGATACGCTTCGACTTCTGATTTAAGGCGATACTTTTTAGAAAACCTGTAGAACAATCCGTGCAAAGGATTGCGCCAGAATTGCCTGACGTGGACTTTTTCATGCTCTAAAAGCCCCCTGTCGTTTTTATAGTCAACGTGGATTAGGATTATAAACGCATAAGCCTTGCCCGCAAAACCGCCTAAATCATTTTTGACATAGTATTTTAGATAAATCATTTTACCTCTTCCGTTTCAAGTTTTTCCGCCTTTTTAATTGCCTCCACGTCAGTTTCCCATATTCCTGTTTTTACAAAATTATCAGAAACTATCTTTGCTTCGTCTTTACGCATAGACGCAAGGTATCTCTCGCAAACGTGACCGAAAACAAAGGAAATATAGTCCTCTGCCGTGAGTGGCTTTTTATCTTCTTTTAATTCCGCATTGTGCTTGTCAACTGCATAAGCCAATCCCGCCGCCTGTTCTTCTGTTAAAGTAATTGTATATTTCATTTTTCCCTCTTTGCTTTCTCCAAGTCCATTAATAACTTGTTTTTAATTTCGTTAAGCTTATGGATTTCGCCTTGATGCTTTTCAATCTCAACTAAGATGTCAAATATTTCCGCTTTAATTTCTTGTTCTGTCATATTAATACCTTTCTTTAATCAGTTAAATCTGTGGCTGTAATTACACCGCTTATAACTTCAATACGATAATATTTTCCGTTAGTTGTATCTTTTAATATAACCCCTTTCCAAGCAAGCGGAGAGTCATCATCATTTTTCCCAAGATAATAAGTATCATCTATAATCGGCTGAATATTACTAGCTTTTACTGCTCCATCTCCCTTCGGAGTCAATACTAAATCCAGATTAGCAGAGCCTGTCCCCGCACTTTCGGCAGTGATGTTTACACTTGCACCTTGGACACCCGTAAGAGAAAGTCTTTCGTAATTGGAGGCATCGGTGTAGGTGTTGTAAACACGGAAAATATTCTGTCGAGTCGAGTTTCGGATAGCGAGAATATCTGCATCGTCGTCATATAATCTAACGTGCGAACTATACTCCCCTAAGCGGATAAAATCTGCGAGAACTCCGAAAAGAGCACTTGTAATGACCATAACTTGTGTTCCCGAATAGACAGCGCCTAAGCCGTCATTAGGAGCCCAGAAAAATCCAGTAGTAGGTGAGCCCGCAAAACTATACGCTGGATAATAAAAAGATGAATATGGTGCTAATGTTTGGCCTCTAACAGTAACACCACCATTAACAGTCAAGCCGCCAGTAGCGTCTGTTATTTCTTTAACTGAAAGAGATGTAATTGTGCAGGTTGCAGTTGCGCTGCCTCTAAAAGTTATCTTTTTAGTTGTCCTAGCTATAATATAATCTGTAAAAGTGGTTTCAGTTAACATACGCCCAAACGCCCAACCAACATAATAATAAATAAGCCCATTCACCGCACTTACGGTCATGGTAACTTTATAAACTTTCCCAGCCGTTACCGTAAACGTCCCACTAGGCGTAGCCGTCAGCGTTCCGTCCGAAGTTGTCTTTACCAAAGTTCCAGCGTCAGCAGTCCACCCACCTGTGCCATCAGTT